GGTGTGAATGCAGGAGACCCGCTAGATTCAGTATGCCCGGCTCCTGCTATAACCAGCTCTGTGCCCGTGACTTCTGAAATCGACGGGATCGAAACCCTGTCTGTTTCAGCAATAAAATCACCATTGACAGGGCCATCAGGTCTTCGGTAGTCAAGAACGAGCTTATCTTCTACATCACGTCGATCAGATCCGCGAGGAACCTCCAACCGCTTTCCATCAACATACGCAGCACCCCCGTCCATTTCGAGAGCGTACGTATTCAACGGGTCAGTTTCGTGAGTTCTGAATCTCCCGAAAAACCCCCCGGTTTTGAAGTTACCGGACTGATCAGCAACTGCTCGACGTGCTTCCGCAAGAACCATATCCGTGGTCAGAAACCGGCGGTCGATTGGTTGCAACTCGCCATCAATGAAGACGAATATACCATTAATGGTCGTATCGGCCTTCGACCACTGAAGGTTAACTGTCTGCCTGTACGCTCCAGCTAGGCCCTCGTTCTTGCTACCTGTAGCTGGGTCTCTTAAAGTGGGGTCATCCAACTCTGTGATAACGTCGATGCTAATACGAAGTCCGATCTTTTCTTCTCCAACTCCGGTGAGAACAAGAGATTGCTGATTGATATCTCGTACCTTCCCGACAACAAACATTTTTCCTGCGGTAATTGTCAGGGTGTTGGTAGACGGATCAAGCAAAGGCTGAATACCGTCGATGATCGTTCCCTCTTTGAACCACGACCGAAGAGCTTTCTCGTCGAAGTGTTCGAGGACACTTACCAGTTCATTCAACTCAGATTGTTGGAGTCCACGACCAGCAAGGAAGAGAAGCCGATCCCAAGGAAGAGGAGTCTGGTTTACATTGGAAGGATCTTCTAAATGCTCTAGGTATCGATCACGAATTGTTGTATCTGCCATAGCGTCCTACCCAGCTAAATGATCATGCTTGGTTGAAGAACGATCTTAATGGTCTGCCGTTCATTCAAGGGGGCAACAACAGGACGCAACCGAAGCGCCTCGTTGCTGTAGAAAAAGAGTTGCCCGAAGGAATCTGTATCGGATTTCCTCATTGCAGTAGCGTTAAGGTGGCTAGAATCAGGAACGACGTCCGCTCTGACGCTGATCCTTCGGTATCCTTCGATGTCAGCGTTTGGGACGTCTCCGATGAAGTCCTCTGGAGCAATCTCAAACTTCCAATATACATGGCTGTGGAGAATGTCGGTTGTGGGGCTGTAATTCACCCCGTTGACAATGATCGGTCCCCCAGTGTCCGGGACTACAAGCAGAACTTCACTCGCTCTACGAATGCCAACTTTTTCACTGTCTCCCGGATTTATCACATCCATGTCCAGATCCGGATTCAGGTCATTGACGTCCTCGTCCGGTATTGGGGTTTCAAGCGGTGGAGCCCACTGATGGTCAACTCCCCCGGAAAACTTGCACTTTCCAAGGACAACCCACCACACATGCGACTGAATGTTGATTAAATCACTGGCAACAAGGTTTCTACCACTATTGACGAACTTACCCATGTCACGTCCTATACGACCTCGATTACTATATCGAAGTTATTCTCCACCGATGGTTCAGGATTTTCAAGTTCGAGATCCTGAACGTACGGAAAATCGATTGCCACATGAAAGTTGACCTCAGGTGCTAGGGGAGAAGGGTCAACTGCGAGATCGACCATGGTTCGGGCAAACAAAACCGAACCAGCCGGATTGAACTCCGAAATCTTGTGCGCCCACACATTCTGAGCGAGATCGGAGATAATTTCGTATGTGCCCCAACGATAGAACTCACTATCTTCTAGCCTGTGGACACCAGAGAGCAAAGAGTCACTGTCACTTACCCGGAAGATGTCTTCAAACGGATGCTCAATCTCAACAAACGTTGCCCCCAATTCTTTGAGACAGCGGGTGACCTGAGCGAGAGTACCATAAAGCTTGTACAGCTCTGAAAGCCTAGAGATCAGCTTACGCTGTACTTCAACGTCTTTGTCGTCGTTCCAAGTATAACCTACCAAAGAGCCGAGGTAACGCACAAAATCAGGAGGAACGAGGTCAATGTCTACCAGATCGGTTAGCCCCTTGGACTTCTCCAGCATATAGTCGAAGGTAGGAGCAATAAGTTCTAGAAACTCTAGAAGCGTCTGGAAAGCCTCATCATCGTAGTAGCATCGTACACCATAACTATCCACCAAGCGACGTTCAATGTCGCCGGGGAAGACTACTGGTCTGTATCTAGGAAAGACAGGCATCAAACGACGACCTTATCTCCAACAGAGATAGAAGTCAGGAGTACGAACTCATCCGGGTTCACGTAGATGTCCCCATCCATAACGAGGAACACGCCAGAGGTTGCGAGATGGGACGTAGCAGTGGTCCCATCGATACCCCGGATCACCGAAGTGAGTTGATTAGCCTCCGTGTCCACGTCGTCGTACGACATGATCTCATCGTTGACCTTGATCTTCCCGGAGAGGGCCGGGAAGTTGCCCACGCTCTGTAGTGTAAGGGTGGTTGCCGTTGGGGTGGAAACCTCTGTCAGTACGCTCTCAGGACGCTTCACACGGATGATCATGGTAAACGAGGAGACTCCCTCAACGTTCTGGATAGTACTGGACAGGCGTGACCTGCGTACAGGCTCTCCAAGCTGTACCTCAGCACTCTCGTCGTCTGTTAGGGTAAAGAAGTCTGTAATCGCCGTGAGGACATTCTCTCCCACTTCATCAGGATCAAAAAGACGTTGTACATAGAGCTGGGGGAGTTCAACTGAAGTCTCAACGGTGTCCGGGCTCTCTACGATTGCGATCGATCCGCTAGTCTTCCTCGCATCGAGAAAGGACTTGACCTCAGAGTTGAGTGTTGCAGATACATATGGATCCCCTGTACCGAGTACTAACACTTTAACCTCAAAGAAGTCGAGGCTGCTATCGGCATTCTTATCGACCGCCTTGGTTTGTAGCACACCGGGAACACTTTTTGCCACCGCTTCCCAGTCGTCAAGCGTAACAGCCCTTCTCTGAGACTTGAAAACAGCAGGATACCTGAGCTTGGCGCTGGAAACAGTCTCGTAGTCTGCCCCTCCTGTTGATGCTCTCGGATTATTGACTCTTACTGCTAGTGGAAAGCTAGCAGTTACAGTGTCGATTTCCCCGGCTTGCACGCTACCGTTGATGTGTTTGGTAGATAAAAAACGGATGTCGATATCGGACCCTGATGAAGGAATCATTCCCTCAATGTCATCACCGAACTCCACTACCACACTACGGTCACTCCTGTTCACCACCCTGAAGACCGTATCGCTGCTAGCATGGCCAGCAAAGGTGTTCAGTTCAGCCTGTTTCCACTCAAACGTGTTCACAAAGACCTGCACAGTCCCTTCAGCAACCCCCGTGTCGTTCACAAGATATCTCTGAAACGGAGCACTCGTTGAGATGAAATTGATGGTCAAGAGTTGACCCTGCTTCGCCTGTACCTCTCCTTGGGTAGAAAGCTGTCCAGCAAGGATAGTCGCAGTGCCTGTGGTAACCCATGGGAGACCATTCCTCGTTGAGGCAGCTAGCGCAGTGTACTTAGGGATTACAAGATCGGTAGGTTGAGCCGAATCAATTGAGAAAATGACCCCGGTTTCTTCTGGGGAAGGATTGTTGGGCTGGAAATTGATCAGTTTTAGAATACTTACCAAATTCTGTCGGGTCTCAACCGTATCAATGTATGTTTCGGCAGCCTGTCGGTCAATGTTGAAAGCAAGCATATCAGCAATAGCAGCATAGGTCTCTATCATAAACCTGCCGATATTACTCTCAAGAAAGTCGTTTACTTCGGGCAACTCGTCCCGAATACGATCACGAACTTCCGTTAAGATGCTATTAAACTCTCGTTGAGTGTATGGGATCTTAATTGCCATAGAGCCACCATTAGAGGTTTCTATTCATGTCCTTGGTTATGGTGAGAGGGAGGTTGAACGGAATCCTCATTCTTCGTTCTACCATGTCAACAGAGATTCTCATAGTGTTTTCGTCGCTGGTGACCTGAACCCCAACAAGTTGGACTCTCGGCTCCCATTTGGTCAGAGCCTCACGAATGGTCTCTTCTGCGATGGTCCGAGAAATCTCATCGTTTGGCTCGAAGATCAAAGTACACAGCAAGCTACCGAAATCTGGGAGGAACAGTCTTTGTCCCTTACAAGAACACAGGATGCTGTGAACGCTGTCACGAAGCAGATCGATGTCATGCTTGATCCGTGGCATGTTCGAGTTGTGGTCTGGAAGACCGTATCCGGTGTAATAGGGCATCAATCCACCGCCTTAGTGATCTTTTCCAACACAAGTGGGTGAGTAGCAACTCCAAGAACTGCCTGTACGCACTTGTCTTCAAGTAGATTTGGAATAGAAATAGCTGGAATGTAGTCTAGAAGCGCCTTGGCAGCTTCTATTAAAGCCCTTACCGATGCGAGAATCACGTTTTTGATTTCTTGGATGATAGAACCAACAGCCGTACATAGAGAATCGATTACCCCGGCCAGAAATTCTATACCTTTAGAAATGGCGTCGAGTATATCGTCTACAGCAGAACGTATAGCATTAAATATTTTTCGCGCTCCGTCCAGAATGGGACCAAAGATTTCTTCCGATACGGGAACGTAAGATCTGATGGCATCCCCAACTGACTCTCCAACCGATCTGTAGGCCTGAATCGTACCAAGCCGTCGGTTCATACTGACGGTGATCTCGCCCTCGGCGTAAGTCAGTAGAGAGGTGGTGGCAAATTGCTCTGGGTCCGTCAGAACGTTTCGGAGGTCCTGTTCAGAAAACCCCTCTTCTATTAGTTCTGTATGAAGGTCCAGTCCACCAACCCGCATAGCCTGATCAACCTGATTCAAAGCATCAATGCAACCATCCAACTGGGATTCTGAAACCAGAGAGCCCACAGGAAGGGGCTTCAGAGCCTCATAGGCATCACGAGCCATGACTATCAACCCTGAAGCGTCGTCAACGTCACTAGCGATAGGGTTGATAAACCCTTGGTTTCCTACCTGTTGGATTGCTTGGTAAATATCAGCAGTTGCCATGTCACCCCCCTGTGTTGGTGTTTGGGGAACCCTCAATTATGCTGCCACTGTAGCACCCTACAAACGAGTCGCCTACTCTAGCTACTCCAAGTCCATTCGCAAGAACTGTTTCCGAACCAGAGATGATAATCCCAATGTGGCCATCATCCGCCATCACCAAGTCTGTAATGCGAGCAACCCCTTTGGAATTGCACTTCACAGTTCTGGACACTGTGTGTATTTTCCCAGAAAGTTCGCGGGAACTTTTATGGCATACGCAAGTACCAAAACACAAATCGTCTTTTCTAGCCTGTTTTGCCATTTTAGTTCAGGTTAATAATCCCTGCCTTTATGTTAACTGAAGCCAACCCAGTAATATTGATCGTTCCAATCGGATCTATTGAGACCGAGCCACCGACTAAATTCTTGATATCAATTTGACCAGTTGGTTGAAGCTTGACTGATGCTGTTTCAATTCCGGCTGGCTTCGAGGCAATATCAATTTGCCCAGTTGGCTGAAGCTTGACTGATGCTGACTCAGTTCCGGCTGGCTTTGAGGCAATATCAATTTGTCCAGTGGGCTGGAGCTTTACTGATGCTGTCTCAATCCCGGCTGGCTTCGAGATAACTTCGATATCCCCGGTCACCTTCATTTCGATGGTGGCCATCTCCGTAATAGGTTTGGAAGTGAGCTTGATATTGCCCACATTGTCCATTTCGAGAGTGCATTCACCTATAGGTATCTTACCACCAACAGAGGACTTAATTCTAACATTGCCTTCGCTGTCATACATGAACTCAGCGTTTCCATCAGACTGACCAAAAATGTTGTCGTCCACCTCAATAATAGAACCTTTACTAAGAGGAGCTGGTACGTCTGGAAGCACGTTCTGTGGGTTCGTCTTGATAGTGATTTTCTTCCCTACCTCCTCGAAGAGCATGTAGCCACACTCAGGCCCTCGCAGTTCGATTGTTGACTGCCCGAAGGTAGTACCAGTCTCGTTTCCGTTGGCAACAAACCTGAGTATTTGACCAAGGATGTCGATCAGAGTGATCTTCGACTCTTTACCTACAACCTTCTCTATGGGGAGCTGTGTTCCATCGTCAGCCTCGTTCAACCGCCTGCGGCTGACATTGGCGCGGTTCTCTTCGGCAGTAACCGGGCAAGAGAACTTCAGCTCGTTCCCCAGTCGGTCTACGATGGCGAGTCTCTCCACACTATCATCGTCTGAAGTGTAGATAGTGTGTCCTTTGGGAGAACCCAACCACACGCGAACGCGAGGTTCTGTGGACTCCTTGAGGGAGTAAGATTCTGGAGGGGAGTTGTTACCTGCTGGTTCCAAAAAAGTCTTTGGGTTGTTGGCATTAACTGTATCCAGACGGGTGATGGTCGCTGTGGACTCATTTTCATCGACCATCGACAATTGAGTTGTTCGCAGTTCGGTTGGGGAACTTTGGGCTATCTGAACTTGCCCCTGATTTGATACCCCGGTAATGCTAACCATGTCACCTTTTTGAAAAACTTCTAGGCCTCCACCTGTCTTTATAATTCGATCTGGTGAGACAAACTGGAGGTCTCCAGCAACGCCCTCACCAGTTACAGAAGGAGGTAGGTGATCATCTGGTTCACTGATAGATGGTTCTGGAGGCAATCGGTTGTGGAGCCTACCCCGAATTCTTGGACTAGATAGTTGTGAGGCGAAGGTTCCAAAGTACACAGGGAATTGAGGATTACCATGACGAAACATGATGATAACATTTTCACCCACATCAGGGACTATTGAGGTACCGGGAGTAAAACACGGGTCGGCCCATCGAATTTCTTCCGTAGGGGGAGAAATTTTATTATGGATCGCTGGAGTTCTAGCTCGAATTCGTCCAAGGTTTTCTGGGTCGTCGATATCTTCGACTACCCCTTCGTACACCCCAAAGTACACACCGGGGTGTACACCTCGACGCCCTGCCTGAGGAAGTATTTCAGGACCGTAACCGGGTACGTAACTATTCATGCATCCCCCACAAGTAATAGGTCACCCCGAAAAGGTTGCATCTATCTTGAACTGAAATCCCTACTGGTACACCCATGTTGAGGCACTCTGCAATGTCATCCACACCAGTTTGGAGGTACGGGTTGGGCACTCCCATCTGGTTGTGTCGGANTCCNCGTGAAAACTGGTGGTCNAGACTNGGAAGGCCTAGTACAGAAACAACAAGAGCCATTCGCGCCTCTCCTCCAACAAGAGAAACGGTCTGTGGGGCAACTCCGTCTCCAAGGTATGTCTCTGTCCACAACCATCGTGGGAACGCCGCGTCTTTTTTGAGAGCAAACCAGTAGTAAGTCCTCCCATTCACGCTCGATAGTGAAAGTGCGTCAAACCCTGTTGGAGAGAGGTTACCAATGTAGCCAGTAACACAGTTTGGGTAGGCAACGTTACCACCGATCGAACAGGATTCGGTAACACCCATATCCGAGGTGTGGTAGTACGCATAGGTAGACCTACCACTAACAAAAGCCTCGGCTCTTATGGACATGACAACGTCTGGTTGCCATCCTACAGCAACAGGTTGGGTAGTTCCAGTACCGATGTAGATACCGGTCGCAACAAGGTTCGTGTGCTCCCCGATAGCATAATAGCAGAAGGTTTCACCAGAAAGGTTGAGAGAAGTTGAAACAGTAAAACCAGTAGGAGTCAGGCCTTGCATAGGACTGGACGAACTACACACCCCACTAGCTGAGACGTCGCACCCGTACGGAATAGGCATGGAGGCAAGACTCGCGTAGATCCCATCTGCTCCAGTGATACCGATTTTCCTTACCCCGTTAAACGCTATAACGGGTTGGAATCCAACATTGATAGACCGTATAGCTGTACCATTACCTACGTAGCAATCCAATGCTACTTCAGGGGCTGCAATGGTAGGTGTTAAGGTCGGCACCACTGTTATGACAGGGGTATTGTGAAAGACAAGTGGTGGGAAAATCAATTGGACTGTAGGAGTCGCTGTGGGTATTGAAGTCCACGTTGGGGTGCTTGGAGCTTGGGTCAGCGTAGGACCATGCGTGAAAGTCTCCGTAATCGTAGGAGTGATTGTAGGAGTTGGGGTGTCAGTGAAAGTCGGAGTAATCGTTGGGGTGAACGTGCGTGTTGGTGTGTGAGTGCTCGTAGGGGTTACGGTAAACGTATTTTTGAACACCAGAGGAGGTACGGCTGGAGTAACCGTTGGAGCTGGAGTCTGGGTCAAGGTTGGAGTTCTGGTTTCTGTTGGAGTCCTCGTATATGTATATGTAGGGGTTGAAAGGAGCACGAATGGATCAGGAACGTACCCAAGTGGTCGAACTCGCCGTGGTTCTGGAGTAACTGTAGGAGTCCCAGAAGTTGCTGGTGGCAAACAACCACTGTC